TGACGACCCTGCTCAACACAAACAAAGTCATGTGCTTGAGTTGATGGAAGCAGGAGAGTATACAGGTAACATTGTTGCGTTACCTAATAATAGAGTACGAGTAACACACCCTGCGTGGTTTGAGACAGGGGAAGGAGCGCCAGACTTTAAGCCTAGCCAAAGGGTGTTCCATTCAAAACAAGAGACTGAGTACGTTTGGGATACTCAACGAGTCTTTAACAATCTATATTCTAAGGAGAAATAAAATGGTAATGAAGAAAAAACCAATGAAGAAAAAAGGTATGGCACGAGGTGGCATGAAAATGAAGAAGAAGGGTATGGCTAGAGGCGGCGCAAAAATGCCAATGGCTAAAGACCCAAAGACTGGTAAAATGGTGCCAGCTTTTGCTATTGACGGTAAGGGTAAAATGGCGAAAGGTGGCATGACCAAGAAGAAGAAGGGCTACGCAAAGGGTGGCATGATGAAGAAAAAGGGCATGGCTCGTGGTGGCATGAAAAAAGGCTACGCAGCAGGAGGCATGACTGTTCCTCAACTCAGAGCTGCAGCGAAAGCTAAGGGCTATAAAATAATGAAGGGTTAGTCAGTATGGCTAAGTCCACAGTAAACAAGGCAGGAAACTATACCAAGCCTACTATGCGAAAGGCTCTGTTTAGTCGAATCAAAGCAGGGTCTAAGGGTGGTAAGCCAGGACAGTGGAGTGCTAGAAAAGCGCAGATGCTTGCCAAA